CCCCTGCGTCAGGCCGCTGGGGGTCGAAATTGAGGGTGCCGCCCACCCCTGGTAGGCCTGCGTCGGAGTCTGAGCGCCGACCAGCTGACTGAACGCCTGCTGCCATTGCGCTTGACCCGAATCCCAGTTGCCCGGTGTAGGAGCCGCCATCGGCTGCCCAGGCATCGGCGAGATAGGAGCCGAAGGCATCACGCCTGCGGGCGGCGCGGCGTTGCTCCAGCTCGGTTGGCTCACCTCGGCTGGCGCGTAAGCGATCGGCGTCTGTGAGGGTTGGGGGGAGACTTGCTGGGTCGACATCTTGGTACTTGCCGGAGTAACTGAGTTCTTGCCTCAGGAAAGTGAGGGTTTTGTAGATGTAGGGAACAAGATCAAGGTTGGGATCAGCCGCAAGCGGGAGATCCGGCTCCTGGGGGTGGGGCACCTGGAACATGCCTCGCAGCATGTCCATGAAGATCCCAGCCTGTCTTGCTGTGCTCTCTACAACCCGGAAGGGAAAACCGCTCAACATTGCTGAGCGTTCTTCCGGGGTTTTCTGCGGGAACAAGTATTGGAGAGCTTCGATTGACGATACTCCCAACTCTTGCAAATTCCGGCAGACGATTGAATTTTGAAGGATTTCCTGAGGAGAGTCCTCAAAGATTTCCCCCGTCCACCTCCAGGATATGGAGGCTGATCCATCGGGGATCAGCCCCACCACCTGGGGTGGCACCTCGCCTGTCTCTTTGATCTGGTTGACGGCCTCGCCGATCCGCTGGCGCCAGACACCCATCGCTTCTTCGTACTGCTGCTCAAGCTCCGCGAACTGCTCAGGCGGCAGACCGGCCTCCTCAAACAGGGGTGGCTCGGGTTTCTCGATGCCAACGGCCTGTGAGAGCGACTCGCGGAACAGCGTCTCCTCGTGGACGACCATCAAGGAGAACAGCTTGCAGAAGCCGTACTCAAAGAGATCCCGACACTTCTTCTTGGCTGTTGCCGCCACGCGGCCATAGAGGGTGCGGACCTCGTAGGCCGTGGCACCGCTGTTGATCGAGAGATCATCCACGCCGCCCAGGGCCGCACGGATCATTTCCTGATAGGCCTGGCTGTAGGCCGTGAGATCACCGCCGACCGAATCGGGGGTGATGTACCCGACGCGATCGGCGGCTTCGACGTTGGCGATGATGCGCGGCACCCGCATGCCACCGCCAAAACCAGCCGAGGCGGGTTCCGACGAACGGGTGGCGGCGCGGTTCAGGCCGATGAAGCCGCTGTTGGAGCTGATCGTCGCCTTGCCGCCCGAGTCGCCGTCGGGCTCGAGCAGATCGTGCTTCGGCCGGCTGGAGACCAGCGTGGGGTTGCCGAAGAAGTTGAGGTTCGACTTGATGGATTTCACCATCTTGTCGTGCTGCAGGATGTGGCTGGCCAGCCAGTCGAACTCGCCGTGACCGGAGCCGGCCTGCAGGCCGCGGTTGTTGAACACCTCCACGGCCGGGATGAAACCGAGCGTGTTCGTCAGCGACTGCACCTGACCGCCCAGCACCGCCTCAGTGCTGAAGTCGGGCTTCTGATTGCTGATCGTCTGCTCGATCCGATCGACGTAGACCCGCATCCGAATCCAGCGCAGCTCGCTGTTCGAGCCGCCACCCATGTAGCGCGCAGCGCCATCGAGCTGCTCAGAGCCGAGCGAGGAACCGAAGCCCCGCGGCGGGCGCACGCGGAAGCTGTAGATGATCTGCACCTCCTCGAGCGCGCCTTCCTCGTCGTAGTAGGTGCGGAACTGCTCCTGATTGAAGTAGTGGATCCGGTAGAGATCCTTTGATGGCCTGAAATACAGCAGGCCGCGGCCATCAATCAGCAGGCTGTCGACGATCGCCTCCAGGCGGCCGGGCAGCTCGTTGTATTCGACAACGCGGCGCAGGAACTCGCGGCGCTGCGCGAAGGTGTCCTGCGCGGCAAAGAACTCAATGCCCTGGCGGACCATGAACAGCCGCATCTGGGCCAGATGCGACGCGACCACCATCGTGTCCACGCTTTCGCTGGCCGTCCTCGTGCGTGCCGCCTCGAGGATCTGCTGAAAGCGTTGCTGATCGAGGGACATCGGTGGGGGCGTTCAAGCTGAGGGTATGGGCCTCAGTCGTCTCGCCACTGCCCCCAGGCTGGCTGCAGCCGGCCTGGACCCACCAGGCCCTTGATTGCCAGCAGGAGGGAGTCCGGGCAGTCGTCGTGATCAGTAGCGCCGTAGTTGGTGAGCTCGTTCCAGTAGGCCTCCCAGTTGATCCACCTGTTCCAGGTGATGCGGCCGGTCTGGAACAGACCGAGGATGCCGCGGAAGCGGGAGAGCTTGTCGCCGCGGTAGCCCGTGACAGCCCGCAGCACGAGGTTGTGGAGGGATCTCTTGTCGTGGAGGATTTCCTTGGCGTCAGCCTGCAGGGACTGCTGGTAGCTGATCGCCTCGATGTTGATCGTGACCGGTGTGTCAGTGGGAAACCAGTCGATGCTGCCGTCTGGCTTCTCCTCGCCTTCCACCAGTAGGCCCCAGTCGGCAAGCAGCTCGCAGAGCGCATCGATCTTCTCGAGGTTGCCCATCGAGCGCAGCCGCCGGAAGTCGATGATCTCCACCTTGTCGCCACTGATCCCGGCCAGCGTCATCACGGTCCAGTCGTTGCGCTCCTTGAGGCCGGAGCTCAAGTCGATGCCGACGCAGAGGGCGTCGTACTCGCTGATCAGATCCGCCGATTTGAGCCAGTCCTCGGGGAAGTCGATCTCCGACTGGGAGACCGGCTGGTTCATGAACTGGAAGGAGAACGCGATCGGGTCCTCCCGCCGCAGCTTCTTGAGGTGCTCGAGCGTGTAGAACTCCGGCCAGTAGGAGTGCTCGATTCCAGCGTCGTCCGTGACGATCGCCTGCTGGGTGATCACCCGCCAGCCGTTCTTCTCGCAGAAGGTGCTGTTGAAGATGTCGACGGTGGAGAAGCGGGTGCCCAGGGCGATGCAGCGGCCGCCTTCCAGCAGGGTGGGCTGCACCACCTCCTGCCAGTTGGTGATCAGCTTGCGACGGATCTCCGGGTTCTGGATGCTCTCTGAGCTCTTGACCACGTCATCCAGCACGATCAGTTGCGATCGGCGGCTGGTGATCGAGCCCGACAGGCCCTGGCCCACGAGCGTGTAGGGGTCGTCACCGGCCACATCGATCTGCGCGTGCTCCATGTCGATCGCCCACAGCTCGTCGGATTGGCGGGTTTTGGAGAGCCGCACCATCGGGAAGACCTCCTGGTAGGCGCGCGAGGAGATGATCGCCTTGATCGTGTGCGAGCGGGAGCGGGCGATGTCGAGGCTGTAGCCCAGGTACAGCAGGCGCAGCATCTTGCGCTCCTGGGCGTGCAGGCCGATCAACCAGGCGACGAGCATGCCCAGCACGGTGGACTTGGCCGAACCGCGCGGGGCAAGCACGGCGGTGTTGGGCCCACCGCAACGCAGCAACTGGGTGGTGTCGACGCCAGTGACGAACTCCTCGACCCAGCGGCGGTGATGCGCAGCGTTGGGCTTGCCGAGCACCTCGCAGAACGCCCCGAAGTCGGTGCGGGCCATGCGCACCAGCGGCGGCACCTCCAGCTCGACCTTGGTGACACCCGATGCCAGAGCCTTGGCCCGGCGCAGATGGGCCATCGCCAGTTCCATGAGAGCTCCGCAGGCGCGAACAAATTCAGATCCCAGCGGCCAATTTGTCTGGAGGGGCCTCGCATGCGCGAGGAAAAATCACCAGAAAATTTCCGAGGCATGCAGCGAGGGTATCGCCCGAATTGCCCGCAACACAGGCTAGGCCTGGTGTTTGGCCTCAATCTCAGCGAACACGCTCTCGACCGTGGCTTCAATGGCCGGCCAGACATTGGCATCGCGGCCGAACACCTTGCGCAGGCTCTTGCTCGTGAGCTCCACACCAGCCAGCAGCATGCTGCGGCGATCGTGCGCATTGACCTCCCGCGAGAGGTGCTCGATGTGACCGCGCAGCTCCTTGCTCAGGTACGAGATCTTGGTGGGCGCATCACCCAGGCGGATCTTGCCTTCTTCGACGGCGCGGCGAATTTCGGCGATGTCATCGTGCAGCGCCATGATCTCGGTTTCGAGGATGGCGCGGTGATCTAATTTTTTCCAGCGGGCAATCGCGAACGCTTCCCAGTCATCGATTGACACCTCCATGCCCAGCAGGGCGCAATAGAGGTAGGAAGCAACGATCGAGCGTTCACCCGCGGCGTACTGCAGTGCAGCAGAGCGCTTGCGCTCAGGCAGTGACCCAAGCCAGGCTTCAACCGGTTGCTCGTGCTTGACCAGTAGGGGCATCAGCGTCTCGACATCCGAGTGGCTCGATCAGCGTCAGTATCGCGCTGGTAGGAGTATGTCTTGCGCTCTTCATCGCCCGTGGTCCGCACTGTCTCGCGATCCTCCTGGCCCTTGAGGCTGACGCGGCGGGATTCCGAGTCCTGGCCATAGTTGGAGGCAGCGGCGCGGATGTTCTCCACATCGCTGGCGCCGCGGTTGACCACCTCCTGAACGCGGCGATCCTGGTTGCCTTTCTCCGCTAGGGTTTCGCGCGTCTGATAGCCCTCGGCTGCCAGGTAATCCTTGGAGAGGCGATTGGATTCCTGCATGCCGGCCATCTTGAAGCCGTGCTCACCCGTCATCAGATCAAGGGTGTTGCGGCGATCGAGATCAGCCGAGAGCTGCATCATGCTCTTTTCCTGATCGGTGGACTGACTCATCAACCGCGAGGTGAGCTCATAGTTGAGACCCTTCTCGGCCGCGTTCATCTGGAAGGTGTCCTTGTAGGCACCGCGGTCCTTGTTGAGTTGATCGGGGTTGACCGACCACTTGGTGATGTCGCTGTAAGCCTCGTCCCACCAGTTAGCCATTGGAAGTGTCCCTCAGAATTTGGCGGCAGATTGCGCGATCAAGGTGAGTGCACCGAGCACTTTGGTGCGGCGGTTGTTCTTCTCATCAAGAGCCGCCTGGCGCTCAAACTGGCGATCATCCTGCAGGAGCTTCTGCTGCTGCAGGTTGTTATTGAGCTCCATTTGCTGCCGCGTGAGCGAGAGCTCAGCGGTGCGGGCGTCAGTGGCGTCTTTGCGAGCGGCGGTGGATTCACCAAGCTGAGCGAGACCAAGCTGATACTGGTTTTTCAGTTGATCGCCTTGGTTTTGCAGCTGCGCCAATGCGGTGGCATTGCTGGACTGCAGCTGTTGAATTGCCAGCGCGTTGGAAGCCTGAAACTGAGCGTTCTGCTGCTGCAGCTGCGTGTTGAAGCGTTGATCGCTTTTCTCTTGCAGCGTCGTCTGATGCTGCAGCAGGCGCCCTTCACGACTGGCCTCCCTGTCCTCCGCGATGCGCGTCTGCTCTTCCTGCAGGGAAGCACCGGGAAGCGTCGCGCGCTCACCCGGATTCAATGCCCGCTGAACCGTCTTGCCTTCGCTGTTCGTATAGGACCGGCGCCAGCCGGAGCCTTCAACCCACTGTGGATCGGAAAGATCCTTCTCCGGCTGACTGCCGACCATTCCCCAGTCTTCCAGCCAGCCCACGGCACCTGTCGTTGCTACCGGCAGGGTATGGCGCTAGTCGATGAACAGACCGGCCACGCCTGCTGCCATGCCAGCGATGGCTCCAAGACTGCTGCCGCGGCGGGCTTTCTCCTGCTCAATCGCCAGCTCCGCCTGGCGAACGCCGGCCTTGCCGCTGATCCCTTGTTGGGCGATGCCGCCGTAGGCGTTCACCACCGAGCTGGCCAGACTGCCGTAAGAGGCAATGCCCTGCTGGGTTGTCTGAGCTGCCGAGTTGATGATCGCGGCATCGCGTTGAGCAGAGGACTGCGAGGTAGCCGCGGCCAGGCCCGCCCAGTTCTGGGTGTTGCCCAGGGCGGCTTGAGCCGCCTGAGCGCCCTGGCGATCGACGTTGTAGTTGCCGCGGCCCTGAGCCGTCAGCAAGTTGCCGTAGTCAAAAGCAGCCGGCATCTCAGATCACCTGCATGTAGGACTGAAGCAGCACTTGCTGCGCTTGCTGCGCGCGGGCCTGCGCTTCTCGGGTGCGCTCCTGCTCCCGGATCTGCTGCATGGCGGGTGAGTTCATCTGCTGCATCACGGCTTTCTGTTCCTTCTCGAAGGCCGTGTCCACGAAAGGATCCAGCGCCCGGCCGATGTTGCCCATGAAACCGGTGTCACCCTGCTGGGCTTTCTCAACGGCGCTGGCCGCGCCAGCGGCGAGTCCGCCGCCGATGGCATTGCCAGCCATCGAGCCGACCACGGCGCCGACCACGGGGATGGGGATGAGAGCCTGGCCGATGGCGGCACCGGCCAGTGCGCTGCCGCCTTGCAGCACCGCTCCGCCGACACCAGCCGTTTCGTTGCCTTCCATTGCGCCGGTGACAGCCGGCAGCACGAAGGTGCCGCCAACAGCGGCGGCGGGTGCCGCCCAGCGTGCAACAGGCGCCAGGCCCTTGGCCATGCCCGCCAGGCCCGGCATGCCGCGGCGGTAGAGAGCAGCAGAGGCATTGCGCATGCCCTGCTGCGCGGCGGTGCCAACGCTCTGCGCTGGATTGGTCAAGAAGCGATCAACGCTTCCCATGAAGTCGCCGCCACCGCCGCGCTTGGCGGCTTGCCTGGCGATGTTTTCAGCGCCCTTGGCGGTGGAGGTGCCGGGGCCTCCACCACTGACATTGGGGATGTCAACGGCGCCGCCGGTTTCTGCAAAGCCAGGCTGAACGTGGGGTGGCAGGCCAGTCAGTGGCCGCGTCTGGGCCTGCACTTGCTGTCCCGGCGTCAATGGCAGCACGTTGGTGACGGCATCAGCCATCGCCATGCCGGCTGAAAGCGGATCGAGACTGGCGCCGCCTGAGGCAGGAACCAGCTCCTGCTGCGGCGTGGAACGCTGAGCAACGGCGGCATCGATCGAGCCACCGGCCAAGGCACTTTTCAGTCGATGCGGGAAATCAGCTGGCATCGAGGACTGACGGCCCGTGAGCATCCAGTCGCCGACACCACTGCTGTAGTCGTTGTCGAAACTGTTGAAAAGATCGTAAACCGACTGAAGATTGGCGCCCTGATCTAACTGCGCTGGATCCATGCCCAGCTTCTCAAAAGCCGAGCCGTACCTGCTGCGGTAGTAACCGGGATCCTGCAGGAGGGCACGACTGGTAATCAGGGAAGCCATGCTGCGCGGCACCGTCACCGCAAGGGTATGGAGCTACCGACCGAACATCGAGGAGCCCATCGTCCAGCCGGAGGCCGATGGCATGGTGTAAGTGGCGCCGCTGGGCTTGCTGCCACCAAAGAAGCCGGAGGAGGCAATGCCACCCAGTAGGCCGATGCCGCTGCTGATGCCACTGAACAGAGCGCCCTGCTGCGAAGCAGAAGCCTGCTGCTGTGCCATCTCCTTGGCCTGAGCCCACTGCTGCTTGGCGTTGACCGCACCAAAGCCGAGCTCAGCGAACTTGCCGTGCTGCTGATTGATGCGGTCGAGGTTCTCCCCCCACTGCTGCATGTTCTGGGCTTCTCCCTGATCGCCGAAGGCCTGCTCTTCCTGGGCGTTGGTGGTGGTGGGGGGCCTGAAGGTGCCCTGCATCTGAGCGGCAAAGTCGCCGAGGCTGCCATCCCCGCCGAGGTACTGAGCGAAGGTGCCGCGTTTGGTGGCACTGCCGCCACCGAACTGGGAGCTCTGCTGGTCGTATTGCCTGGGATCGAAGCCAGCCATAAATCAAGCGGCGATGGTGACGGGCTGCCGCCAGGCAGCAGGGGCGGCAACTGGTGCTTCCAGACGCGCCAAGCGCGCCTCCAGTTGCTCGATGCGCTGCAGGGCTTGCTGCAGGGCGATGGTTTCGTAGGCCTGGTGGCGCATCACATCGAAACCACGCACCGGACCTTCCTCGTCAGGCGGCAGCAGGGTGGGCCGCACCAGGGAAGGATCGAGTTGCTCAACCTCATCGATCATCGGGCCGTAGGCCGTGCGGCCCGGCGCGGCCTTGTACTCGAAGGAGTAGTAGGGCAGATCGCGCACCACGGACCAGGCGTTATCGGGTGCCAGGGATTCAATGCCCTGCTTGAGGCGACGCTCGCAGAGGAACAGGCCCGCCACGCTGCTGGCGATACCGAGAGCACCGCTGTGACCATTGGCGGATTGCGCCGCACGGGCGGCCTTCATCTGCTCCTGGTGAATGGCGTCGGATGTCTTGGCCTGCAGGCCCTGCTGCATCGCCTGGCCGGCCATGTCATTCATGAAGTCGCCCATCCCGCCGACGGCAGAGATGCCGCGATTGGTCCAGGCACTGGCTTTCTCGATCGCGCGCTGACGGTTGTCGAGACCGCTCTGCAGTCCCTGCGAGGTGACGGCGTCAAAGCTGCTGCCGGCCATGGTGGCCATGGCGTTCTGCATGGCGCTGGCGCGATAGCCGCCGATCTGCGCTCGGAAGTCGTTGGCCATGGCGGATCAGTGCTGCCGCGAGGGTATTAAGCCTGGACGAGGGCAAGCTGGGTGCCGGCGTCACGCTTGTCGCTCTTGCCTTCCGCGATGGCGATGCGCTGTTCTTCGCTCATGTTCTGCCAAGCGGCAGCGGCCTCGAGGGCGCGAGAATTGAAGGCCGGCTGAATGACGATGTCATTGGCGAGGCGACCGGTGACTTTGCCGCCGATCGCGCCGAGCACCGCGCCGATGGTGGCGCCAGCCAGGCGGCGGTGACCAACAGGCCGCAGGTTTTCGACCTTCTGGCGCATCTGCTCGTTGATGATCGCGTCGGCGTTCTGCGCGCCGAGCACGCCACCGCCGATCGCGCCAGCCGCGGCCGTCGCTGCAGAGAGCGGCACGCGAAACCCCATCAGGGTGCCCTCTGCTTCGCCGTCGAGGTTGCGCGTGGTGCCCTTCATCAGGCCAAGACCGAGGAAGCCCTTGTCGAATTGATGGGCGGCGTAGCGCTCGTAGTCGTCAAAGGAGACGTCGGGACGCTCGGCGTGGAACGCCTCCCAGGGCAGCACGCGGCCGGTGCGACCAAAGGCGTAGCGAGCCGCGAGCTCGAGCAGCGGGTTGGAGCTCTGGGTGGGATCACCCTCGACAGGCAGTACAGCCTGAAAGCCGGGGGTGCGGCCGCCGCCGAGCAGGTTGAGGTAGTTGGTGTTGCCCGAGAGCTGCGTCATCGCCCCGGTGGCGAGAGCAGGGATGGCGTAGCGGGCCAGGGTGAGCGGCACGCCGGTGCCCTCGCCAGCGTGATAGAAGCCGTTGCGGCGAGCGAACTCAGCGTCGATGGCGCTGCGGCTGGCGGTTTCACCGCGGCTCTCGAGGTCTTCGCGAAGAGCGGCGTAATTCGGAGCGAGACCGGCGCCGGTGGCAGCTGCTTCTCCAGCCAGGCCGGTGATGGCAAGGGGATGGTTGAGTGCCCAGTAGGGAACGCGGGTGCCATCCGTGAGGATGTCGTGAGCCACGCGGCCGGCGACATAGGCGGCTTTCTCGCCCGGGCCGAGGCCCTGCTTGCTGAAGACCTGGCCATAGCCATCGGGGTTGAAGGCTGAATCCTTCAGCAGGGAGGTGATGCGGTCATCGGCGAAGTTGCCGGTGTCGCGATCAAAGCCCTCGAGGAACTGCCCCCAGGCGGTGTGCTGCCTGGGCTTGCCGGCTTCTTCTGGTGTCTTGGGCTTGGGATCAGCCATAGAGACCCATCAGTGCGTTGTCGATGCCTTCCACCATCGGTGTTTGACCGAACCGCTGAGCGGCGGCGTTCAGGCCCTGCTGGAAGATGCCTTCACGCTCCAGTTGCGCCTGCAGCTCAGCGTTCTTCTGGGCGCGTTCATCCAAGGCATGGGCAACGGGGCGCAAGCCGAGCTGCCCGGCAAACATCGGCGTGGTGAGCGATGCACCCATGTCGAGGTAGCCAGCAATCTGCCCTGCCATGCGCTGCCGTGCGCCAAAGCGTCGAGCGACGGTGCCGCCCAGGCCAGCAGCGAGAACGCCGGGCACCGCCTGGCTGGCGAAGTCCTCCGCAAAAAGGCCCAACCGCTCCGGGCCATTGGCGTAATCAGCCGGCACGGTGGAGGCATAGAGCGCCGAGAACGCGAGATCCGGGCCAAAGCGCTGAGCGGCTTCACCGATGCCCTTTGGCAGGCCAAAGTGCTTGATCTGACCGAGCAGGCCGGGAACCCTCATGGCTTGTCTCCCGCGGGTGCGTCAGCGGGGGCGCCGGGTTCTGAGGAGGGCTCCGGCGGCGGCGGCGCGAACTTCCAGCCCATGTCGGTCTCGTTGATGAACTTGCCTTTCCAGCCGTCGAAGTTCTGAGCGTTCTGGAAGCGGAGCTCGGAGAACGGCTGGGTGCCGCTGAACCAGGGAGCGGCTGAATCCTTGGCGGGGTTCTGGATGCCGGATTGCGTCCACTTGAAGGAGGACTCCTTGGCGCGCTGGGCTGCACCACCAGAGAAGGAAGTGGGCTTGGCGTCGACCTGCTGGCGCTCGATGCCGCGGGCAGCGGCGATCTGCTCAGGAAGGGAGGAGGGCTTGAAGGGCATCAGTTCACACCTGCGCGACGGCGAGCAGCCAGCGCCAGAGCGCCGAGCATGGCGTCTGAGGGTGCGTTGTAGGCACCGACATTGCGATCAGCGCGGCCGGCGAGACGAGCGCCGCCATGCCAGGAGTCGCCACCGGTCCAGCCGCGGGTTTGACGACCGGCCTTGTCGAATGACGGTTTTGCCGCCGATTCGATGTAGCTCATGATGTGGCGAGCGCGGGCGTCATCGAGCTCCTGCGGGGAGTAGGCAGCAGTCACCGGGCGCTCCAGGGATGAGCGGAGGGTATTGAGCTGATCCCTGGCTGCTGCAGGGACGGAGCTGATAGGAGCAGCAGTGATGGGGGCCTGCTCGAAGGTGCTGCCGCTCCGGCCTAGGCCACCGACTTCGCCGCGATCCAGCAGCGAGCGGTCACTGGCCTCACGCAGCTGTTGATCATCACGGAATGGCTCAGAGCCATTCACGCCACGAGCTTCCACGGCTGCGCGGTGGAGAGCGGCTGTTGCGGTGTTGGCTTCCGGCTGAACAGCAGAGCGCGGCTGCTGATCGACCAGCGAGAAGATCTGTTCTTTGCTGAGCGGCTGGCGAGGGTGGGTTTTTCGGTGATTCCAGGTGCCGTGAAGCGCGATCGTTGGGATGTTGACGACCTCGCCTCCTTGAAGGGTGATTGGCTTTTCCCCGTAAACAGTTCCAATCCGAGTAGCGGCAGGGCGGTACCAGGACTGATAAGGATCAACAGCACCGTCGGGAATGCCTTGTGGCCGAGTGAGCAGAGTCGGCTCGTGCCGTGGCGGGGCGTCAAGCGTGACGGGCGCCGCGGGTGGCGCAGGACGTGGCCCCATGCCACGAATTGGCTCGCTTGCGCCAACCTCAAATCCGATACCCGCGGAAGGACTCCAACTGGACGGGAAAGCGGCGTCGTGATTGGCGGCGACTTGGCGATAAAACTTCTGATCTTCAATGAGGCGCTGCAGTGAACTGAGCGGACCGGCGGCTTCACCGGCAGCCATGGCATTACGGGACTTGGGGCCAAGGTTCTTGAAGTGGAGCTTGGTGGATCCGTACTGACGCGCGGTGGCTTCCGCCTCGGTGACAGGCACCAGCGAGCGATCGTCAGCGGCGTCGATGCCCTCAGGTTCAGGGAGCTGATTGTTCAGCAGGGCTTCGCGCTCGTTGTCTTGGGCGCGATCGACGGGTGTGGCGTCGAGATCGTTGAACTGCTCCTCGCGGATGGAGGTGTTGAGGCCCTGGGTATCACCGGCAAGGAAAGCGCCGCGGTGATCAGAAGAGATGACGAAGCCGCGGCCAAAGGACTGAGGAGTGCCATCGCTGCGGAGGATGCCGCGATTGAGATCAGCGCGTTCCTGCTCGAGGCGCGTGGCATTGGCCGTGATCCAGGCCTGAGCGTCCTTGGCAGCCTGCTGCTGAGCGCGACCTTCTGGCGTCTTGTAGTCCGCGCCGCTTTCTCGTGCGGACAGGACCGAGTTCAAGCCGTAATCGGCGTTGCTCCCATCCGAGAGGGTGCTGTAGTCCTCGATGGCATCGGCAAGCTGCGCTTCATTGGGGTTGCGGTCGTAGAAGCCAGCAGTGGCGTCGTAGTTGCGGCGAGTGCCAAAGGAGAGCTTGACGTCGCCGGCGGCCTCCTGGGTGAGGGAGGTGGAGACGAGATCGGGATCCTGCAGATCGAAGACCAGCTGGGCGAAGTTGGTGGCGTTGGTGTTGGGATCGCCCTGCTTGGTGCTTTGCGCTGCGGAGACCAGGCGATCCAGCTTGAGGGCGCCTTCCAGACCACTGGCGGAACCCCGGATGTGATCTTCGAGTTCAGCAATGGTGGAGCGACCAGCGCTGTGGGCCTGGTGAGCAAGGATCTCGAAAGCGTCGTTGGGGACCTGATAGGTGGGCTGCCCGGTGGGATCGAGCTGCAGGCCGCGAACGGTGACCCAATCGCGGACGTAGGACTTGAGGTAGGCGTCGATGCCAAAGCCGCCGGCGCCTTTGCCGATGCCGAACTTCTCTGCGGCTTGGGGGTATTTCTCGAGCGTGACCGCGAGATCCTTAAGGCCAGCACTGACGCCTTCCGCGACGATGTTGAGCTTCTCGTCTTGGCTGGCGCCGCGCAGACCACCGGCGTTGACGGAGGTGAGCGCCGGTAGTTGAGAAGCGAGCGCTTCGGCGGCACCTTTGATGTCGCCGGAGCGGACCATGCCTTCGAGCTCCCAGGCATCAGCACCGGCGTGCATGCCGAGGGAGTTGTAGACACGATCGAGGGCGTCGCCGGAACCAGCAGCGAGGGCGGGAACGGAGGAGCGAGAGCTGCGCTCGGGCGCTGGAGCGGTGACCCCTTTGGCAGCGCGCAGCACCGCAAGCGGATCAACGGAGTGCTGACGCGCCAAGTCCGTCGCCCAGGCCTGCTGAACTCCGGGGGAGGGCAGTTGGCCGGTGGTCCTGAGGTGATCGCCGACGGCGGTTTTCAGGCGTGTTGCGGCAAGGCGTGTGGGGTTGGATGCTTCGGACTGGAAGCCAGAGACATCAAGGGGAACGCGAGCGCCGGTGGCGGTGTCACGGCCAAAGACCCAGTTGTCGGAGACACCGTCTTTGCGGAAGCCATCCGAGAACCGCGGATCACTAGGACCCAATGACTCGACCATGCCTTTAATGCTTTGGTCTTCTTCGGTGGCAAAGCGCCGATCGGGAAGATTGCCAGCATTCATGGCGACCTCAAAAGCCTTGAGCTCTGGATGGCTCAAGCCAGAGCGCGCATAGAACTCGGGGTTGTCAGTGGGGAAGTAAGCAAGATCCGACTCGGCAATAGGCGAGCCATCAGCACGGCGGCCGTTATAGAGGATCTCCCCTCGTTTGTTCAGGCGTGGCTTGCCGTTTTCATCAAGCAGCGTTGTGCTGCCTTGATAGGGCTTGTAAGAGCCATCTGAATCAAGATAAAAGACCGACGCATTTTCCGGTTTGCCACTGGCCTGAACAGCGGTTTCACGCGGCTGAAAACCAGCTTGAGCTGAAGTATTGGATTTGGTACGCGACTGCGCGAGGAATCCGTCGTTATCAGCTTCCTCCTGTGCTGTCGTTGTGCCGTAACGCTCTTTGCCGGTAAATGGCTTGAGATTGCCAGTGGTTGCGTCGTTGCGAGCCAGGAAGCTGGTGGGCGCGACACCGGGTGCGGTGCTGGTTTCGAGCGCCGCGATCTGATCACGCGCTTTCGCGAAGGCTTCCGAGTCGGTGCCGCTGGCATCGGCGATTCCGGCGAGGTAGATCTCGCGTTTTTCGGGTGTGTCGAGGGCAGCAACGAGCGGATCGTGGAAGCCGGCTTCAGAGCGGGCCTTGTATTGACCTTGGGAGCGAGCAAGGGTGGCACCTTTGCTGCGGCCACCAGCGAGCTCGAGCGTTGCGGCCTGCGGGCCGGCATCGCGATCAGCACGAAGGCGCGGTCCAGCGTGACGCGACTCCCTGCGGGCGTCTTGCGTGCTGGGATCAACGGCGCGGTAGCTGGTTGCGGGGGGCGCCGAGGGCGAAGCAGGGGTGTTGTTTTCGGCCTGCTTGGCCATTGCCGCGGCCGCGGGTTCGGAGAGGCCTTGTTTGCGGAAGTGATTGAAGGCAACGAGGCCTGCAAGCCCGAGACCTGCGGCACCGGCGCCGACAACCAGGGGGCTGATGGCGTTTTGGCCGCGTGAGGCCTTGGCATCAGCGAGCTGCTCAGCTTTCCAAGCGGCAACAGCGGGCAGGACAGCGGCTTTTTCCGCGGGTGTGGCGGGGTAGTCGGAGCCAGTGTCAGAGGCCCAGGCCTGGATGTCGACTGGAGAGACCTGCACCGCACCTTGCCCGCTGAGGCGAGGGTATTGGCGTGTTCAGCGGCCCTGCCCACGGCGCTTTTTGCGTCCGTGCGAGGGCTTGGAGTGCAAACCCTGGCCCTGACGAGAGCGCTTGGGCTTGGACTCGAGCTTCACGAGCCCACCGGACGCTGTCTTTTTGGGCTTCACGGAGCAGTAGCGGCACTGCGCAGAGGGTATTGCGCGCAGCAGCAGCCGAACCCAGTCATACCAACGGATCCGGGCGGCCTCGCGTGCGTGCGCGCGCAGTGAAAAAAGAAAATCTCAGGACTCCCTGTAGGAGTCACCGCGAATGATGTAGCGAATTGAGCTTGGGTCGACGCCAAACTCCCGCGCCAAGGCGTTTGTGCCTTCGCCAGCAGCCTTGCGCCGGCGGATGTCAGCAGCGTGCCCCCTGAGCTTGCCGTGATTTGGCATTGGACTGAACTGCTTGGCTGGCAGCTTGCCTCTGGCTTGGTTGAAGGCAGCAGCACCCTGCTCTTGATAGAGCTCAATGAGGCGTGCTTCGACCCTTTCCGCGTTCTTGAGGAAGGGCGTTTCAAAGATCACGAGCCCTTCGGCGCACCCGTACTCATTCAGCACTTCTTGAAGCCAAGCGAGGTTTTCGAGACGCCTTGGCTGAGCAAACAACACTGAACGCGGGACCCAGAACTGGCAAAGCCAGGCGCGGTGCTGGGGGTTATCTGGGCGCTCATCCACCTGCTGCGAGCGACCCGGGCGCCCACAGCCGACGTAATGCACGGTTAGGACGCCCTTCCCAGCGGCCCGAATCTTCCACATGCAGTGCAAGTAAACCTGCTTTCCCTCCCCGTCTAACTCGTAGATTCCACCTGACTTTCTGATGCCGGCCATCAGCCGAGAAGCGAGGCTGCGGCTGCCTTTTGGTCTTGCCATAGTTCCCTTGTACTGGCCTCGCGCGCGCGGGAAAAAATCACAATACGCCCAATACCTGTCCCCCTCCACCCCCCCTC